CTGGATCGAAGGTGTGGAATTCATCGACAAAACCCACCAACTCATAGGCAATGCGGACCTCCTGCGCCTCAGGGCGCTCTGAGGAAAAGAACCGCATCTGTTCCGCAGGACGCAGCGCCGTAACTTTGGACCGCGTGGTGTCGATCAAGGGCATGACCTTTTCAGTACCCTCCAGGACCAATCGCATCGGAGTATGAGCTGGCAGACTGTTGAGTTGATCCACATCGTCCACAGACAGCCAAGTTCCACCCAGCTCAAATTCAGTCCGGATCTCTCCACCTTCGGGCACAACCGACAACAGATCCTGCTTGATAGATGCGATGCCTCCCGACAGGGACAGCGGGCTGATATTGATCACCTCACTTGCGCTATTGAAGGTCGCAAAACGGAGGGCAAACCCGATATCATAGCTCAGGTTCTGGTCCCACGCGGCACCATCCTGAGTGTAGAACAAGCCACCCGTCTTATCGGTGTTTGGAGTTCGCCCAAGGTAGAAATGGGCGTCCGCCACCACCACAAAAGCGTAGCTCTTCCCCCCTTCCAACAGCACAGGCCGATCAAGATCCACATTGCACAGCTGTTGCTGACGGCTGGTAGAGCTGCTGTCATAGGCCAAAGCCGCATTTTCGCGGAATGTACCATGCGCCAAGACTTGATCCATGTCCGGCTGACCATAGGCAGTTTCGCACAAGATGATGCGCGGACTTGCAGTGTTGAAGTAGGCACCAGGGCGATCAACATAGACATCCAACCCGGTCAAAACACGTGTCTCCGCAGGCTTGAAGGTCTGAGCGACCATCGACCCCTCAAGAGACGACACAATTGGCTCAACGGTCGTCACCGTGTAGCTGCGCGTAACGACAACACGACGCTTGCGACGACGCCAGCGCAACCAGCGATAATAGTGCCCAACCCGGTAAGACCGGCGCGTGTAAGACCGCGTGCGGGTCCGCGTTCCCGTGGTAAGTTGATAGGTATTCGCGTTGATAGTCTCATTGTAGTTCGGGCGCGACGTGTAGCGAGCTTCGACCTGCTCAGTGTAATTCGGCAGCATCCAGCCGCCAACGCGCGCTGCATCGCCTTCAAATTGGCGATCAACCACAAGCTCATAGTAGCCATCAAACGGCAGACGAACGCCATCCTCGACCTCCGCACGAAACAGAATTTCTGTGCGGTCAATATCGCCATCATTGTTCAGAGACAGCGGCGACCAGAACGGGTTAACGCGATCCAGCCCGACCTCAGTGGAGATATCGTCCACCTCCTGAATAAGACCACGGGACAACGCCTCCAGATTGCCCACACGGGTGCCGAGGTTGCCCGCAGACAGCTGCCGCTGGAACATCGGAATAGAGGGAACCTCTACCGGCGTATCCAGGTCGAAAGTCACCATCTGGTCGGAACCGATCAGCTGAGGCAGCTTTGTCAGCACCTCCACCGCCAGCTCGCGATCCTTATTGATCGCCTGAATGAGGTTTGGGATATCAGACATTCATTGCCTCCAATGTGTTCATCTTATCTTGTTGGGTCAGAACTTCACGGTTCAGCCCCGATAGGTGCCTCACCGTCTGGATCATCGCCGCGTCAATCTGCGCGTTGATCCGCGCGGTAGCGTCATCCGCGATTTGCTGAGCCAGAGCGTCAACATCGAGCGCGGCATAAGTGATATTCAGATCAGACAGATCCTCATCGGAGATCACCCCGAAAAAGGAGAAGGAAAAGCCGGTGCCCTTGAATTGGCCATCCGTATCCGGGCTGAACTTTGCAGCCGCGAACAGCGTGCCATCCTCCATAAGGAGACCCACCTCACCGATCTTGCCGGCAATTCCGGAGGGGATTTCCGCGCTCAGCTTTGTCGAGCTGGATGAAAGGTTTTCCTTTGTGGTAATCGGCGCCTCATACCAGACGCCCTCAAGGCTTGCGGCAGAGACCAAATCACCAACAGTGGGACCAGAAGCGATCACAAAGCGGTCCAGCTTTGCCAGCGGACGCCCCTCGACCAATGCAGCCTGCCGGGCTGCGTGCCCGGCATTTGTAATGCTCAAAAGCATCTATTCCTCCATTCGGATGACAAAATGCGCGGCAGCCGTTGGACGGGCTATCGCCTTCATTTCTTTCGCAAGAGTGCGCTCTTGCTCCACGCGCCCCAGCAGTGCGACAGCAGCACGGGCGGACGCTGCGAACTCAGCCGATAGGCTCAATCGCCGCAGGTCGGACATTCGGCCAGAGAAGGCCACACCGCTACCTACTCGAACGCCCAAATCCTGACCGATATTCAGATCAAAGCCGCGAGACACCGGAGCATTGCGCTCGATGACCCGCCGGGCCATTTGAAGCTGCGTGTTGATATCCGCGGCTCCGATCGCGCCATCGCCATCAAGCCGAACAGTGACCCGGAATGTACCCGGCACACCGGGCTCTTCCATCTGCCACCACTCCACGATGTCGGCCTGAAAATCGAACAACGACAGCGCTTGGCGCAACCCGTGAACCGTCCCTTTATACCGATGGACCTCAGACGAGCGCTCAACCAAAAGGCGGCGGGTGTCCAGCGGCAAGCTCCGATCCCAGACATCAACTGAATACTCCCAAGCGAGAAGATCCAGCATATCCTCAGGAACCACCCCAGGATCCTTGCTGATCAGGTCAACAGGCAGCCCAAACAGTCGCTCTTCCAAAAGGTCTAGCGCCTTCAGCAAATCCGAAGAGCTGTTCGGCAGCATTGATTTTGGCGCCTCAGACATCGCGCCACCCACCAGTGATCGGTGTCGCCGTCAGTTCGACACCGACACAACGTCCCGCCTGAAAAGGGCCAATATCCAGAGAGCCCGAAGGTGTCATCAGCTCCACATCAACGACACCATCGACCCGCAAGGCTGCGGCGATTGACGTGCTGTAGATCCGGCGACCGATGCTCAACCGGCTAGACAGGAACCCCTGAAGAGAAGCCCGCGCTGCGGCAATCACTGCATCCTGCATCCCCATATTTGTGACGTGCAGATCGGCGCTGATCTCATACGGCACGATCTCCGCCGAAACGACCTCTAGCCGGTCGCCTATGGGCCGCCGCTTGTCCGCAACACAATTGGAACGGACACGCTCCAAAAGCTCTTGCGAGGCCGAACCATCCCCCTCAGAAGACAACACAACCAGCTTTGGCTGCGCAGGCGGGATCGGCGGATCAAGGCTGTGGTTGGGGCCATATACCGCAACATCCACAACACGATCATCCGCCTGCAGCGCCCAGAAGATATAGGCACCTTCGCCGCCGAAGGGCGACCATGCCTCAACTGCAAGCTGGATACGCGCCCGAAACGGCCCGTCAGCCTCATAGACAGGGCTGTCAGGGTCACTTGCATCCAGAACCTTGCGAAACACCCCACGCCCCGCACCCAGCTGATCGAGCGCAGGCCCACTGGCGAGAGCCAGATAAACCGAACGGATAGCCTCAATCATTCGGTTGTCAGCGTACAGCTCTCGCGCCGCCGCCGCTTCATTCAGAGCCCTCAGTGGGCTCGCCGCCACATTGCGGGCCGTGGCCATCACCTGCGCCGCCGCCTCCGGCCCCAGATCTTCAGCAGCGCGAGCCTCCAGCTCCTTTAAGCGCGCGGCAAGGATTGCGTCATAGCTCTGCCCCTGCAGGATCTCAGGCTGCGGCAGGGCAGCCAAATCCAGCGCTGCAAATCGCGTCATGTCTGCAAACTCCATTCATCTGCCCCACCACGCGCCACGCGGACAACACGCACCTCATCGGTGACAGTCGAAACGTCACCGCTCAATGCGTGAGGCCTGTAGTTGCCGGAGAGGTCGAGAATGATTGCCCCATCAGGGGATGGGGCAACCTCCACATTGGTCAGCTCAAAGCGAGGCTCCCATTTGGCCAGCGCCTCCGCCACAGCCATGTAGAGAGACAGAATGCCCTCTTCATTTTGAGGCGCATCGACAAGCTTGGGAACTTCGGAGCCGAATTCACGCAGAAACACCCGCGTGTTGATCCGGGTAGACAGGATGATCAGAATGCTCTGTACCACCGCAGGCCACCCATCGAGCATTGCGCCTGTTCGGTGATCCAGATCCATCCAGGCTTACCCTTTGGCCGTCTCTGTCTTGGCTGGCGCAGACTTGCCCGCTACCGCCTTTGCGCGCAGCCCCCAGCCATAGGGCTGGAGATAATACCGCGCCTGACGTGGCGACATCGACACCACTTCGCCCTCTTTGCGCCACACGCCCAGGATCTCGCGCGCCTGCACGACCTCATATTCCACGGCCCCAACGGCCCCGGTTTCACTCATCAGATCTCTCCTCGAAAATGGGCCTCAGCCCGAAAACACTTTTCCAGATCCAGTCGCGACCGAAGAGCCGCAGTCAACCGGATCCCCGACCCGCCCTAGCGGCCGGCCATTTACAAAGACGCGACCGCTGCCAGAGGCGAGCGCCCCGCCGTGGGGAGGACAATCCGGACAACCATGGGCCGCCCAGCTATCCCCCTGCCGATGGACAGGCCGCCCATCAGCAAACACATCCGGGCTTGCGCCAGTTGCCGGGCGTGACGGGAAACACCCATGGCCGGTACAGCTATCGCCCTTTCGCGCGACCGCAGGCATCAGGGCGCCAGGTCAATGCGCGGCCCATCGACCACCACGCCGCCAGCCGTCAGCACCACTGAACTGGCCCCGACCTTCAGAACGATCTCAGAGCCACCCCCGCGCACCGAAATCAGAGCATCGCCCACCTGCATCAATACAAACTCATCACCAGCACCAGACGGGCGACCATTCGCGTTGGAATTGATGCTGGCCTGAATAGTGCCGTCATGCAGATCGCCGGATTCAGAATAGACCTTCACCTGCTGGCCTACCGATGGCGGAAGATGGGTCTTTGCCTCGCCAGCGGCCCCCTCTTCCCAAGGCAGCCAACCTGTCACAAACGGATGCGGCCCGTCATTCAGCTGGACCCGCGCCAAGCCACGCTTGGCATCCACCTTCACGACCACACCTGTCCGAGACTGCGAACGAATACGGCGCTCCAACTCACCCAGGCGCCTTAGGATCTCACTCAAAACACGTCCGAGATCATCCATCAGCCGTCCCCTCAGAAAAATCTGGCAAAACGATACCGGCAGAGCGCGG